CACAAATAGAAAAATTAAGAATGGATTTAGATAATTACGAATGTAAATGCGATAATTGCAAATCTAAATAATATTCAAAAGGTTTATAATAAATGTACGATATATACTACACTACCGCAGGAGGACCCTGGTTCAATAGCGGAGCAGATATATGGGTAACAAATTGGATAAAAGAAGTGGCACCTCATTTAGAAGTGAAGCCACTTCTTTTATTCCATAGACATAAACCCACAAATTACGAAGAATTTCCAATTGATATCGACCATATTTGGGAAACATCCGAAGATAAAATTATTGAAATATTAGAAGGTGCAAGAAGGATACATATTTTACATGGGCATTATACTCCAACCAGAGCTATTCATCAAAATTTGGAAAAAATTGATTCGATTATATTTCATAACCTAACAAAAGTGTCGTTAATAGCTCAACAACAAAAAGATGAGTATTTACATTGGTATGGTAATTGGGAATATGAATCGGAATTAATTGATAAAATAAAAAATAAGATTTGGATAGGATTGTATCATTTTCCATATAAAACTGAAAATTTATACCACATTCCAAATACTTACGAATTTAAAATAAATAATGAGTTATCTCATTCTACCAAAATTGGATTTGCAGCAAGAGCTGAAGGTAGAAAAAATGTTGAATACATTGATGGATTAGAAAGTTATATTTCTACAAATTCAGAAACATTCAACAAATATTATAAAAAGAAATATGGATACAAATTTGAAAAATCAAAAGTTTACAAATTTGATTACAAATATAAAGAAAGGTTCTACGGACTTGATTGGGGAGTATCTCATTCTTGCTTTGAATCTGAACCATTTGGATACGGAATATTTGAAGCAGTGGATTGGGGAAAACTTCCAATACTACATGAAAAATGGCACGTACCACTTGATTATAAATACAAAGCGATTGACAAGGAAACATTTAAGCAGACCTACGAAACGATTTGTAAAGATGATTACGAAACCCGTAAAAACGAGTTTCAAAAACTAAAAGATTGGATGGAAAATCATTTTGGAAAAAAAGATGTATGGAAAGAAAAACTTTTAGATATTTATAACGGAGAATAATACATAATAAGATGCCAAGAACCAATTTATCATTAGGTAATTTATATAGAGCAGTAAGCGGCTCGGTTAGACCGGGAGCAGTTTCGTTGGGAGGATTAGCAGGTAACCCAACTAATACCAGTATGTTATCTTTCGCTATCGATTCGGTGAGTACAAATTTGCCAACATTTACATATATAGTAGAATCTACAGATGAAACCGCTACATTTGGTTTTACCAGTGCTGGAACATTACACACATCAAAAGTTGCAATAGTAGCTAATAATTATACTTGTTCATTTGATAACGCAAACTTTACTGTACCATCATCTACATTAGGTGCTTCGCCATCGTTTACAGTCAGACCGGCTGCAATTGGAGCATCATCATATTCAGATGCTCAATCTGAATTGACAATGAAATATGAAGATGGTTACAACTTAAATGCTTCGAATTATGGTGTAGCATCTACGAAAATTTTATACGCAGTAGATGTTTATAATACAATTAACCAACCTGATTTTTGTTTATTATTTGGAACTAAAGCTATAAAATCCGATGGTAGTGAAATAAATGTTGAAGATTTACAAATTGGAGATAGTATCAAAGCATGGGTGCCAGTTAATTTACCAGATGAAACTTTGAATTCGGAAAGTGAACAAATAGAATGGAGATTTCATATGCTTGAAGAAAATGCCGGAGAAGTACAAAATGTATTGGTATCGGATTTAGTATTCAACTTTGCAAGTGGCTATTTTTCAATCAATAATGGTTTAATAAAAGCAACCGGAACTCACCCTCTTTGGGTATTTGATAATGAAGTTCAAAAATATAAATTCAAATTAGTTGAAGATGTTTTACCTGGAGATAAATTGGTAAAATACGATATTACTGATGGTATTGTTGAAATAGAGGTAACAAATATAGAAATTTTAGAAGAAGATGTTGAAATTGTAACTATAAATGTAGAGCAATCAGACGTTTATATTTCAAATGGATTAATTTCTCACAATAAAGGAACATCCACACAACCATACATCCCATCAACGGGATTAAGAATGTATGTAGACCCATCAAAAGCTCAATCATTTCCATCACAAACATTACCTTCAACAGGTACACCAATTGTCGATTGGTTGGACTTGAGTGGTTGGGGGACTGGTATTAGACCAAGAGCACAAGCTCCATTGGCAGCCGGTTCAAACCCTTCATACAATGCAGGAGGAACTAGAAAAGAAAAGTATTACGCATTTAATGGTACTGACCAAACTTTTTATAAAGATTCATCATCTAATATCAATGGTGGTATATCTCAATTCAATGTAACGGCTGGTACATTACATATGTGGATTAGACCTACAACAACTTTAGGAACATCGACTAGAAGATTATTTGACTATAACGGATTTTATGGTATGGCCGTAGAATCAACCGATAACTCAACTTTGAATAGATTAAAATTCTATTCATCAACATTGGGAGATTCGGCACAAGTAATAACATCTCTTTCTTCAAATGTATGGTATTTGGTATCAGTAGCATTTGGAAGTGGAACTGCACCACAATTTTATGTTGATGGCGTAGCAGTTGGTTCATTAAGTGCATCGGCAACAATAACGGCACCTGCCTCATCTGATTATGTAGTAATCGGTGGAAATGATGGATTTACATCGTTTTGGAATGGACAAATCGGGCCTGTATTGTTTTACAACATTAAACAAACTTTAGCACAAGTTGACCAAGTTTATGATTATTTCTCACCAACATATAAATAATTTTATTTTGTTGTTTTGGAATAAAACATTATATTTATAGTAGACATTAAAAATTAAATAAGCATAAAATGGCAGAAAAATTAGTATCACCAGGAGTTTTCACAAAAGAAAACGACTTATCATTTTTACAACAAGGTGTAGCAGAAATAGGGGCGGCATTCGTTGGTCCATTCTTAGAAGGACCATTAGTTCCAACAATTGTTAATTCTCAATCAGATTTAGAAACATGGTTTGGTAAAGCTGATGGAACATATTACACACCATTAGCAGCTCAAAGTTATTTGAGAGAAGCAGGTAGTGCAACTATTTGTAGAGTAGCAGGTGTAGGTGGATATATAGAAACAGCTCCATTGTTGTTAACTGTACAATCAGGTTCAGTAACGCAATCAGTAGGTATTTTATTCAATGGCGAATTATCATCTAACGCTGGTTTCGCAGGTACAACTTTAGATACCGATGATGAAGGAGATTTCTTATTATCAGGTTCTAACGCTGGTTTATTATCAGCATCTTTAGATGTAGAAGATACAAATGATATCGAAGCAGTATTTGGAACATCTCCATTTGGTTCTAAAAAACCTTATGTATATGGATTCTTTAAAAATACATCAATCACTTTTGATGCAAATGCAAGTTCATCTATAACTGTATTGGGTAACCAATCATTCGCATTTGATGCACAAGAGGCATTAACTCCATCTATCAAATCACAACAAATTAGTGGTGAAAGATATGACCTTTTCCAAATTGAAACAATCGGAGCAGGTAATGCAGCAAACAACAAAATTAAAATAGGTATTTCAAATATCAAAGCAGCTGGTAGTGTAAATGGTACTGATTATGGTATATTCACTATAACTGTAAGAGCATTTGGTGATACAAATAAAAAGAAGAGTGTTTTAGAAACATTCGCAAATGTAAACTTAGACCCTAACTCTCCTAACTTTATTAGTAGAGTAATCGGTGATAGAAAATTATCAATCGATAACGCAGGTAAAATTACAACATCAGGCGATTGGATAAACCAATCTAAATATATTAGAGTTGCTAGTTTAAATACCGCAGCTCCTGTACAAGCAGTTCCATTCGGACACACTGCATATAAATTACCAATTTCAGCATCTACATCAATAAGTGCTAATGTTCCTGTTGTTACTTTTGTAGCAGCATCGGCAACACAATTTGGTGGTATTGATTTAGATGGTAACGTAGATAATAAAATCTATATGAAGCCAATTCCAACCGGAGCAACAACTGGTTCAAACGCAGTATTCGGATTAGATGCAGCAAATGGTGGTACATTAGCAGTAGGTTCAACATCGGCACAATTCGTTGTAGCATTCCAAGAAGGATTTGATGGTATGAACCCAGCAACTCCAATCTACAAAGGAACTGATATTGTAGCAGGAAACACACAAGGATTCAACTTAGCATCTTCTACTACATCAGGTTCAGTAGCATATATGAAACATATCAACGCTTTATCTAACGCAGATGAATTTGATATCAATATGATTGTTGCACCTGGCGTAACTAAAAATGACCACTCTTATGTTCACACAGCAAT